AGTCAGGGCGCTCCGTCTGAGTTACGCTATCGGTGATCTGCCCATTAGCTTCTGCGCCTTCTGCATTAGTTCCCAGTTCTTCGCTCATTGCTGCTTTCCTTTGTCTATGCGCTGCTCAATAATCCCCACAAGGTAGCGCATGCCCTCGCGGTGCCTTAATTCAGCATCGGTGATCTGTGGACCACCAACGGCTTCAATTGTGATTGAACGCAAATAGCGCAAAAACTCTTGCGCACCTTTGCCTTTGAATGTGGCCGCAGCCAGTTCGTTTATTTTTTGCTCATCTTCTGGACGACGGGTTACACCGTCAGGCCCCAAGAGCTTGGTTTGGGTCGATGCCATTCTGCCCCATCTGCGCTATCTGCCCGGCCAGTTCGCCGCGCTCCATTTCGTTTCGGATCAGGCTTTCGGGCACACCAAACTTCTCTGCTAGATATTTGGTTGCCTCGTCGCCCTTGACGTACAGGTTCACCATTTGCGGACCAAAGCGGGTCTGCACCAACTCCAGGAAACGGTTCACACTGTTAATATCTTCGAAGGCTTGCGCCTGGGCCAGCGGACTGGTCGAGCGCACCTTAACCTCGCGACCATTGACGGTCGGGATCTCGATGCGGCCCTGCTTCTTCAAGATGTAGATGACGCGCCGCAGGATCGGCGTAACAAACTCAGCCTGCAGTCGGCCAAATGCTGAGCCAATCTGGCGAGACAGGTCAGCCATACGCTGCGCGACCTCGGTAGCAGACATGGGCGTCGTGTTCGGATTGCCGAGCATCTCGTTGTAGAGCGCCTTCTTGATGTTGAGGCGCATGTCAGAGAGCACCAGCTGCGCAACGTCAAAGCTGCCAGCCGCGTTCACTGCACGCAGGCCAGAACTGCCAGGGGCGACAGGGATGATCGTGCCAGGGATAAGGCGGATGGTAGAAGGATTAATCACCCCGTCATCCTCGGCGGTATAGATCCCGCTGATAGCCATCTGCGCGTTCTCAAGGATCATCTGCACGACCAGGTTGGTGGTCTTAATTGCTGGCATGGCAGAGAGGAGAGGGCCACGACCCCATACTTCGCCTGCAGCTTTTGACCAGCGGAAGGCAATATAGGGATTTGATCCCGTTCCCTGGTAGGTCTCGTTGTAGAGGATGCTCTTCGTTTCCGGCAGCAAAACCTCAAACTCGACAATCTCTTCTATCGGCCTTGACCAGTCGCGATACGCACACTCGACAATGGTGACAAAGCGATCAGTGCCGCTGCGCAGTTCGCGCTCTAGTTCGGCAGGCAGGTTGGCGCGCGGATAGGCAACCTTGATATTGCTTACGCGGATCGAGCGTTCGCGGAATATGGTATCCAGTTTGTCGTCAGGGCCAACATCTAAAGCTAGTTGTGGTAGTGGGACAGCCGTAAACACCACTGGATTTAGTGCGTCACCCTCATCAACGCGCATGCAGGCAGTGCCAAGGGCAATGTCGAGAAGCGTTTCGTTTGCTTCCTGCGCAAAGTTAGAGTTCTGAATGATCTCGAATACGTAAGCAGTTACGTCCTCAAGCGCCTTATTCACATCGGCGCGCTGATCCTGGGGCACTTCGGAGCCAGCAACCAATTCAGCCCATCGTGCATAGTTAGGGATGAGGCCAGCCTGCAAGCGAGAGGCAAACTCTTGGACGCCAACAACCGCAGTCTCGTCAAAGATCTTATCGGTGCGGCTTTGACCAGGTGCTTGCGCAAAGAAACTCTCACGCGAAGGCAGAGAGTATTCATAGCACTCTTCATATTCGGAGAGCCAAGGATCTCGTAGGCGCTTTGCACGTTCGTAGCGCGCCATAAGGCGACCAGCCCGATCTTCATTCGGATTAAGGACAATGGGGGCTGAGTTAATAATGGGCATAGATTAGCCGCCGAGCATCGAGCGAAGAAATCCTTCTCCACCCTTACGGCCAGAGATGAGTGAGCGGACGCCATAGCCGCCAGTGGCGCGGTTAACGCCTTCTTCTACGCGACGCTTCTTTTCCTCGGTCACTTTTCGCTTTGCTTCCTCAGCAGCCGCCTCACGCATAGCTTTAGCTTCGGCCTCTGCAGCCAAATCTTCCGCCGTTGGTTTCGGCAATTTAGGTTGTTTGAAGCACATAAGCGGTAAGCTCCTTACCTTGGGCTCCATGCTTCCTGCAAGCACGCAGTAGCAATGGACTAAAGATTACGTTCACGCATGCGTGGCTGCCTTCGGAAGATGTCAAACATCGCCCTGGCGTTTACGGGTCGAGTATCACTGCGGCCAACAGTTAGCGCGCGAGCCTCGCCGCCACCGCACAAAGCATATTGCAGCGCATCATGGACGTGAGAGAACATATTCTTGTCGGGCTTGTCCTCATATCGAGCGCCACCAGACACCTGCAGCCTTCGATATTGGTAGCCACCACGGAAGCCCTTAATCAAATGCGTGCAGCGTTGATCGATCAGAAAGCCAGGTTGACCATCTACCAGGCGATTGAGCGGCGTTGCCACGGCTTCGATGCGCAGGGCTGGATCATTGGTCGGTGCGGTATAGGCTTTAAGACCAGCTTGGCGAAGGATCTGGAATGGCGTGCGCTCGTCGGTCTGTGCGCGATAGTCACCAGCAGGATCGCCATAGATAACAAACTGTGCACCAGGAAACTTCTGCGCCATCTCGGTGCGTAGCACTTCGGCAAAGCGGATGATCCCCATATCCTGGGCAACCAGTTCATGCAGCACCATCCAGCGGCCACGCACATGCTGGACGAAAGCAGCGGCAGGGGTCAGACCAAAGTCGAGGCCGACAAGGATGGGAACGCCCGGTGTTGCAAGTATCGGTTCGCGTGCAACGTGCACGGTCTCATCGAACATCTGATAGATCGGCTTGCCATCGTTTAGGCTACCCAGTTTGTTCAGGACATAAACATCGATCCAGCTTTTCGTCTTGCCGGTGATAATGTCGGGGTAATAGTTAGGCGTCAGGTTCTTAAGGTTCTCGGCCTTGCTGTTCAACTGATAGCCAGTGACATTGCCTTCCGCATCGGCGTTGGCAACCATGCCGCCAGGCTGAGTAAAGAACTTCCAAGTCTCGGGCTTGATAAGCATCAAGGCTTCTTCGCGACCAATATGATCGGGGATCGGAGCCTCGCCAGCCATGATCGGCCACCAATGATCTTCGTCGGGCGCGTTGGTGTCGGCAATAACGCCATACCAGGACGGACCACCATCCTTCATTGAGGGGAAGCGGCCCACGCGCATCGTACACGCATCGACAATTTGCTTCGGGATTTCGCGTGCTTCGTTGATCCACACGCCGGTTAGTTCGAGCGAGAGCAGCTTCTTAACGTCTTCGGGACGATCAAGCGCCAGGAAGATAACCTCAAGGTCGAGGTCGCCCTTCTTGATGTGGTGGGTGTATGGCGGCGGGTGCATCGTGATCTTGCCCCACACATTCTGCGGAAACCAGTCTTCCCATGTCTTCATGGTAGTCGTGCGCAACTGCGGATTGGTGTTACGGACAACGGCCCACCGGCTTTTGCGGATACCATTTGGCCCTGGCTTCTGGGCTAGTGCACGCCTGAATATCTCAATGGCACAGCAGGCAGACTTGCCTGAACCCACCGGCCCACGCAATCCACGGAAGAAATGGTCATCGAGCATAAACTGGCGAAGCGTTTCGCCACCAGGCTTATATTTTAAACTCAAGCAACCATGCCTCGGTCAACGGCTTTGCGTACAATATTGCCTGCCACCTCTGGACCCCAGGCATCTATCAGCTTGTCGCACTCATGGTTGGTCAGCATGTGTGCGGGATAGTGACCGAGATGCACTTTGCGCACAATTGAGCGCAAGCGTCGACGATCAGTTAAAGACAGTTCGTTGGTAAATGCCATGAGTTAGCACCATGTTCTATACTGCGGCTGGCTAGGATCAATTGCAAAAGGATCGATTGCCTTGACCTGCTCCTCGTTGAGTAGGCCCAAGATCCGCAGATTGGTATAATATTCTGGGTAGGTCACATCGCCCATCGTGATTGGCCCAATGCGGTCGATCAGCACTTCGTAGGACGCAGGCACGATGGTTGTTACAGCTTCCTTGCCTTCGCCTTCAGTGACTTCCACGCACAGACCTGTCGCCAGCATCAGCTTATTAAATTCGGCTTCGTCAGCGTTCTTCAAGCAATAGTCGATCATGTCGTTACCTGTTGGAGTTGGAAGTCCGCAGCACGGACGGGGACGTAGCGGATGGAGCGGAGCCAGCCATTAAGTCGAGCGGCTGTGGTAAGCGCACCAAGCTGCAACTGGCTAACCACAGGCAATGAGCCAGAGTTATCCGTTACAACAGCGCCGCCTGCTACAGACGAAGCGAAGTTATTGACTGCATATGCCGCCGATGCTTTGCCGCTTGAAATGGCAGGGACCGTATCAAGCACTGCCTGCGATACGCCGCCAACACCTATGTTAATGCGGGTATAAGTTGTAACGCCGCCGTTAAAAATATCTATCCGATTGTTGGTGGTATTGTCGTTAATCGACATTGCAATCGGTGTTGACGCATTGAAAGAAGCGGACGGAACAAAGGTAGCAAAGTCAGCAATGACCGCGCCCTCACTCTGGTTATACCACTGCGAGAACAAGCTCCCCGTGATCGTAGCGACATCTGCCGAGCGTGTGACCGTGCTGGCGATGGTGGGGATATAGGTTGTGGCGAAAGCACCGGCTTCGAGTTGAGCGCCCCAGATAAAGGTATCAACGAACGGGCCAGCGTTGCGATCCTGCACAGCGTAGAGCGTTGACGTCGCAGGCGCGGTAAAAGTCACGCTGTAGCGGGTCAGCGTTGTGGTCGCGGTGAACGAGCCAAGCGGGTTACCGAGAGCATCGTACAAACTATACACGCGGGTTCCGCTGGCAACCCTGCACCAGATCGAGAAGGTATAGACAGTGCCGGATGTAAGGCTTCCTTGCTGCAACCGACCAAACTGTGCGCTGAACTGCAAGAGCGTTAGCGTGTTCGTGCCATCAGGCGCAGTGCCTTGGTTTGCGGTGACCGTGCAGCTTGATTTAGTCCACGCAGCATTATCAAACTGCTCACTATACGTCAGCAGATTAGTCCTAGCCTCTTCCACCAGCAGGCCACGGGCTGCGCGCGTCACAGGGTCGTAATCGAAGCGGGGGCCGTAATAGGCAGTGCTGCTCGGTGCCGCACCGGGGGTTGGCACATAAGGATCGAGGCTGGCGCTGTTGGATAGCATCGCGCCGTAGATGTAGACGCCGGAGTTACCGTCGCCTGTGTAGGACGTAGTGGTGCTGTTTGACGCCAACCATATCTGCTGGTTGCTGGCTCCCGCAGACGCATTTGAATAGGTCATAGCTACGCGATACCAGCCACCACTTAGGGGCGTCATGGTGACGGTTGGAGACCCGACTGTTGCGCCTACAGCGCCCGTTGCGATGTTGACAAAGGCAGTGTGAGCAGCGCCGCTTACGTTAATGTATAGCCAATCACGACCGGCGGGTTTGGCGTAAAAGGAAAACGTGTATGGCGCGACAACAAGAGTTGCTGTTTGGAAGGTTCGATGTATCCCAGTGCTTGTGTCTTCCATCAGCTTCTGGGCATTGAACAAGCCGTTCACAGGGTTCGCCTGTGCGCCGGTCACAATCGACGCACTTAGCTTCTGCCACGCAGCATTGTCAAACGCCTCGCTGAACCCTAGCAGGTTGCGGACGCTGGTGTTGTTGTAGGTGGTCGCGGTGGAGCCGAGTTCGAGTTGTGCGCCCCAGATGTAAACTCCCGTGCCGTCAGCAGTAACAGCCGTTGTGTTGTCACCCGTGGTCGTGGAAACAAATATATAGTTAGTAGCGGATGCGGCGACAGATGTTGTAGTGACCCGATACCAGCCGTTGCCGACAGCAGTCATGGTAGCGGATAGCGCAGACGAACCTATCGTGCCGACCACACCGTTCTGTAGATCGAACCAGCAGTTGTCATTTGCACTGGCTGCCGATGGTGTAGTCAAAAAGAACCAGCGCTTCCCCGCTGATTTTACATAGATGGAAGCGGTTTGTATCGAGCCAGAAGTGACCGTAAACGAACCCAACAGGCGGACACCGGCAGTGGTTGCTGTACTGGTTGGCGTCCAAGTGTCAGCAGTCTGCGTGCCGTCTGGTGCAACTGCGCTGTTGGCCGTAATCGTGCTACTGTTCTTTGTCCAGCCAGCCGCCTCAAAATCCTGCGAGTTAGTCACCAGATTGCTCGGTGCCCACTGGATCAGGCCATTCGGGCCGGTGACGGTTGCGTTGCTGCCACGGCTGAAGGTGATGAGGTCGTTAAAGGTCGTAGTAGCCATATCAGTACCCCACCGTGTAGGTTGGCGAGATGAAGTCCAGAGCCAGCGGCGAGGCCAGTGATGGCGCGGTCAGCGTCTGGAGTTGCGTGTTCGGTAGGCGCGTGTTGTAGTAGGCGATCTGGCGGATGTGGCCGTTGATCTGCTGCCCAGCCA